ATTGCATTTACCGAAGCACGGATCGCAGGAGATAAGCAAATAAAGTTAGCAGAATGCACTCCTGACTACAAAACTATTCCAAAAATAGACGTAGTGTTTAGAGTAATGACTTGTGATCATATTCCTACTGCACCAGGGCGTAAGAAAACAGTTAAAAGCACAGCAGATGCTCACGACAAGATTAACTTTCCTCCGTTCCAACACTGGAAATACAACGAGAATGATGAACTAGTGTGTGTAGGAAAAAGTCATTGGAAAGGTCCTGTTGACTCTGGTGCATTTTCAAAAGAGCACGGTCGTATTACTGAAAATCTAGGTAAGATGTTTATTAAATTAAGCGAGCGATATGCACAAAGATCTAATTGGCGTGGCTATACCTACAACGAAGAGATGCGTGGACAAGCAATTCTACAGTTATCGCAGATTGGATTACAATTTGACGAGTCTAAATCTGAAAATCCGTTTGCATATTACACTGCCGCAGTAACTAACAGTTTTACCAGAGTGTTAAACATTGAAAAGAAAATGCAAAATATTCGGGATGATATGTTAGAAGTTAACGGATTAACTCCTAGCTCAACTCGACAATACCGAGACGAGTTCGCTGAAGAGACTGCACGCCAAGCAGAGTTGTATAAACATTTTAGACAGCCAAAATCAGAAGAACCGGACATCGAAGAAGAAGAAGGGGCTTGATCTGCATAACAATAACCTGCTATACTATCAAGTAGGAGACTCACATTAATGCAGTTATTCAAGAAAGTTGCCTGTTTCACAGACATACATTTCGGACTCAAGTCCAACAGTGCCACACACAATCAGGATTGTGAAGACTTTGTAGATTGGTTTATTGCAGAAGCTAAGAAAGAAGGGTGCGAAACCTGTATCTTTCTTGGCGACTGGCATCACAATCGCAACTCTATCAATCTAATTACTTTAGATACTAGTATGAGGTGCCTAGAAAAGCTAGGTGCTGCATTTGAACAGTTCTACTGGTTTCCAGGTAATCACGATCTGTTCTATAAAGACAAGCGTGATATTCATAGCTCGTCATTTGGACGTCACATTCCCGGTGTTACTGTGGTTGAAAAAGTAACAACTATTGGAGATGTTACGCTAGTACCGTGGCTAGTAGGCGATGAGTGGAAGACTATTAGTCAAGTTAAAAGCAAATACATGTTCGGGCACTTTGAATTGCCGTTGTTCTATATGAACGCCATGGTGCAGATGCCCGATCACGGTGAACTTAAAGCCGAACACTTCAAGCATCAAGACTATGTGTTTAGCGGACACTTCCATAAACGTCAACAACGAGATAAAATTGTCTACATTGGCAATGCATTTCCTCACAATTTCTCAGACACATGGGACGATGATAGAGGAATGATGTTCATGTCCTGGGGCGGTAAGCCGGAATTTAGACTCTGGCCTGATGCTCCTAAGTTCCGTAGCTTAAAACTCAGCAGGTTGCTTGACGAAAAAGACACCTTGATGAAGAGTAAAATGTACTTAAAGGTTAATCTTGACATTGATATTAGTTTCGAAGAGGCAAACTTTATCAAAGAAACATTTGTTGCAGAGCACGACATTCGAGAAATTAGCCTAATTCAAGACAAAGATAATTTAGATGCAGTAGTTGATGATACTGCTGACTCAAAATTTGAAAGTGTTGATCAAATCGTAACAGAACAACTGGTCGCAATTGAAAGCGATTCGTTCGATAAAAAAGTTCTACTAGATATCTATAATAATCTATAATGTTCAAAATTAAAAATATAACTGTAAAGAATTTCTTATCCGTGGGAAATCAAACTCAAGCTGTTGATTTTGACAAAGAAGCACTGACACTGGTATTAGGTGAGAACGTTGACTTAGGTGGGGACGATAGCGGATCACGTAACGGCACGGGCAAAACTACCATGATTAATGCATTGAGCTACGCATTGTATGGTACTGCACTAACAAACATTAAAAAAGAAAACTTAATTAACAAAACTAATGCAAAGCATATGTTAGTTACTGTAGAATTTGATGTTAACAATCAAAGTTTTAGAATTGAACGTGGTCGTAAACCTAACGTACTGAAGTTCTTTGTTAACAATCAAGAACAAAAGACTAAGGATGACGACGATAGTCAAGGAGATAGCAGAGAAACTCAGAAGGCAATTGAAGAATTGTTAGGTATGAGCCATACTATGTTCAAGCACTTAGTTGCTCTTAACACTTATACAGAGCCCTTTTTAAGTATGAAGGCTGCTGATCAACGAGAAGTTATTGAGCAATTACTAGGTATTACGTTACTTTCTGAAAAAGCAGAGCGATTAAAGGCCGAAGTTAAAGCTGTCAAAGACTCTATTCAATCAGAAACATATAAAATTGAGGGCATTAAAACTGCAAACGAAAATGTTCAGAAGAGCATTGACAGTTTAATCATTAAAAGCTCAGCGTGGGGTAACAAATACACTAATGAATTAGAAAGCCTTGGCAAAGCTATCTTAAATTTAGAAGCTGTAGACATTGAAGCTGAACTAATTGCCCATATAAATTTAAAACTATGGAATGAGAACGATTTAAAGATTCGTAACTTAAACAAACAACGGGCTACTTTAGAATCAGCTGTTGGACAAGCACAAAAGACTAGAGACAAATATCTACGTGAAGTTGAATCGTTAGAAAGCAAAACATGCCCGTCGTGTGAACAAGAGCTACACGATCATAAACACGAAGAAATGGCTGCATCTGCTGTGCAACATCTGTCCGAGGCACAAGCATACTTTGACAAAGTCTCTGGAGATCTAGAAAAGACATTAGCTGAAATTGGTAGTGGGGATACTCTGCATAAACCCAACACATTCTATGACACCGAAGCAGAAGCACTAGGGCATAAGAACAATTTAGCAACATTAGAACGTGCATTAGAAGCCAAAGCCGAAGAAACAAATCCTTACGATGAACAAATTGCAGAATTAAAGAAAACTGCGATTCAAGCGATCGACTGGACTACTGTTAACGAGCTATCAAAGTTAAAAGATCATCAAGAGTTTTTGTTAAAACTGCTAACAAACAAAGACAGCTTCATTCGTAAAAAGATTATCGATCAAAACTTAGCACATTTGAATAAACGACTCAGCTACTATATCAGTAAGATGGGATTGCCACATACTGTTGTGTTTCAGAACGATCTAAATGTGGAAATTACACAGCTAGGACAGGACTTAGACTTCGATAATCTCAGTAGAGGTGAACGAAATAGGCTCATCTTGAGCCTAAGCTGGGCGTTCCGTGATGTGTGGGAAAACTTGTACCAACACATTAATCTGTTATTCATTGACGAATTGATTGATGCAGGTATGGATGCAGCAGGTGTAGAGTCTGGTTTAGCAGTTCTAAAGAAGATGGCACGTGAAAGAAGTAAGAATATATACTTGATTTCGCACAAAGATGAGCTGGTAGGACGAGTAAACAACGTCTTAAAAGTTATTAAAGAGAACGGTTTTACCTCTTACTCAAATAATGTCGACTACGTAGAAGCATAATGCTAAACAAGTACACAGAACTATACAAGCAGGTTGTAAATGATTTAGTAACCATGCATAATGCTAATATGCATTTGCAAAATAAACCTAATCAGACATCTGCATTGAAAGTTAGGCATGCTATTATAGCTTTAGAAAATGATCTAAATCAACTTCGAAAAGCTGTAATGCAGTTTCAAAGAGACCACAGGGTTTATTTGAAAGGCCAAAGACTTGAGTACAAGGCTTCACTCAAGGCAAAGAAAGAAGCAAAAGCTAAAAGAAAAGAACTTAAGGAAAAACAAAATGTCAACACAAAATGAACTACAAGCCGCATTTGATGCATATATGTCAGAAGATGCAAAGTTTACAGCAGGCAACAGTGCTGCCGGTACTCGTGCTCGCAAGGCGTTAGCTGAAATGGGCAAGGCTGTTAAGGCTCGCCGCAACGAAATTACTGCTGAAAAGAATGCTCGCAAGGAAGCTAAGGCAGCAAAGTAATTGAACAACTGGACTTATCAGAGTACTGAGGTCTCAGAATTGCCTGAAGACTGTATTGGTTTTGTTTATTGCATCACTAATACAGTCACAGGTCGCCGTTATATCGGCAAAAAATTAGCAAAATTTAGTAAAACGACCTACAAGACTGTAAAGTTAAAGAACGGCACCAAGAAGAAAAAGAAGATTAGAAGTAAAATTGACAGCGACTGGCAGGAATACTACGGGTCCAGCGTTGAACTATCTAAAGACATAGACGCTTTAGGCAAAGACAAATTCACCCGCGAAATATTACATTACTGTAAAAGCAAAGCAGAAACATCTTACGTTGAGGCCCGAGAACAATTCGACCGCAAAGTATTAGAATCCGACGATTACTACAATGGACATATCCAAGTCCGTGTACATGGCTCACACATTAAATCCAAACTTTAAGGCAACTTAATTCAGTTATAGCTTCCACCGGCTTAATATCGGGTGGCGAACAGTAGAAACCTGGACTAACATCGCAGGGATCCGAAGTCTTACCGCTGAAGTAAGCACTCAATCAGTATCCTTAACCGGACCACGATCGCAAAATGCCTGCGGTTTGATTGTTTGAATAGAGTTAAAAATAAGGCCCAAGGATGGAGTAATAACAGAAACTCCACGCTTTACAAATATGATAGTGTATATTTGTAAGCCGCCGTTGAAATAAGACAGAGCGAGTAGGTATCGGTCAACCGCCTACGTTGTTGTTTATAGTTAATTATAGACAATTATAGTTCTAACACTATGTGACTGTGCTACTCAGATAATGCAGTTTTTTCTTAGCCCTTGCCTGGGCTAAGTGTGACCGATTAATCTAGATAATATTTAAATGCTACGCATATATCATATAACTAAAATTGCTTCGAGCGTTAGCGAAGAAGCAAATGAGCGTAAGCTCATTATAAATACACAACAATATTTCGGAAATACTTATGGACATATCAGCACTGATTAAAAGGATAGATGGGATTGAAAGCAATCAAAGAGTTAGTGTCTTTGAAAGCCTAGGTCGTGGTGATGCTTACTTTGAAACTTGGGAAAGAGAAATACACCCAATGCTATGCGAAGTGGCAATGGATCCTGCCCAGGTAAAGCAACTGTTCACGTCGATTGAAAAGAATGCCGGCCGTAGTACTTTAGGCAAAGCAAGTGATGCGGTTAAAGGTGCCAAAGATAAAATCAGTGATGTTTGGTTTAATAAGTTTGGGGGTATGCTACAAAGCAGCGGCCCTGTACAGGCATTTGATCAAAAGTTTGAAGATATTAAATCAAAGATTTCTGCAAAGAATCCAGAGTTGGCAGCTAAGTTAGCCAAATACGGAGAGTTTGCTAAGAACAATCCTAACCTACATAAGTTCTTGCTGGCCATTGCAGGATCGGCAGCAGCCGCATTGGGCGTTGCTCTTGCAGGCGGTGTTGGTGCAGGTGCTCTTGCTGTAGGTACGGGTGCAGGTATTGCTACTGGTATTATTAACATTGCTGATCGTTTATTAAAAGGACAGAAAGCCAGTACAGCTATTGGACGTGGTGCAACCGCAGGTATAGTAGCTGGGTTAACTGCTGGAACATTAGCTAAGATAGGCGGCTGGTTAGCAGGCATGAGAGAACAATCAATACCATTAGGCGACACAGGTATTGAAGAAGTCAGTTACCGAGCTACTAAAACTTTAAAAAGTTTTGGTATGGAAATGACTGAAATGGTCCAAGGATTTAAAGTTGCTGTTAATCCTGAAGAAGCAAGCGGAGTTCGTGCAGCAATGAATCTAATCCAGAACGGAGAAGTTGAAGGGTTTAATCAACTTCAAGATATTGCTAGGGTTATACAAAGTAAAGAATATAAAGACGGTATCAAAGCAACGTTAGATGCAGCTAAACAAGTTGCTTTTAATAATGATAGTCTTCTACAATGGATCAAAGGTGTTACTAAGGTAGCATCAACTGTAGGTGCAGCCGGTGCTGGCCAAGCAGCAGCAGGAGCAGGGGAAACACCGCCAGCAGCACCTACACCGGTAGCAGAGTCCTTAAACAGAGCACAACTAAACGAATTGTTTGGCATCACGGGCAACAAAGTAGATGCTAGCAAGTTAGAAAAAGCGTGGACTAAAGCAGGCAGTCCTACAGACAGCGAAGAAATCAAACAGATTTTAGTCAGTGCAGGAGTTGATGAGCAATTGGTAGCAACTGCATTTACTGATCTAGGAATTGAAGTTAGTTCTGCAGCCCCTGCAGGCGAAACGGTAAATATACAGGAATTGTTAGCACAGATTGCAAAATTAAGTGCTGCTGAACAAAAAGAAATTTTAGCTTACGCCCAAGCGTGATCAGGAAACACATATGAAAATTATAGAATTAGTCGAAACTCGTGAACCTATTGAAGAAGGTCCGATGTTAAACAAGTTAGGATCTATGGCAGGCAATGCAGTAGGAACCGTAGCAAAAGGTGTAGGTGCAGTAGCAGGCGGCGTAGCAGGTGCATGGGATGCAGCTAAAAAAGGTTTTAAAGCAGGCCGAGCAGGTGTTGCAGCAGCAGGAGATGATCCAGCAGCAGCCACAGCACCAGCTTCGAATTTAGCAGCCACTGCACCGGCAGCACAGGCTCCTGCAGGACCAGGAGGCGGTGGAGGTGCAACAGCAGCACCAGCAGCAGCAGGTAAAGCAGCAGGCCCATCCGGTGCTCCGGCTACAGCAGGCGGCACCACTCCAACTGATGCAGGACCAGCAGCAGGCCAAACTTCAACAGCAGCACCAGCAGCAGCTGGACAACCGGGCGGCAACTTAGATCAACTCAAAGCAACTATTAGCAAATTAGATCCTGCTAGCAAGAAACAACTAGTAACTGATTTACAAAAATCAATTGCTTCTACTCCGGCTCAAGAACCAGCCGCTCCAGCAGCAGGCCAAACAGCAGC